CCTTGAGTGTCACGCGCAGGAGACGACTCCCACGCGGACATGTATTGAGCCTTCAGGGTGGCGAATGCCTCACTGAGTAGCGGATGCTCCATCAGTTCCGCCGCTTGCTGTCCCCTGCTGATTTCCTGCGTCTGCTCCAATCTGAGCCTCCTGAAGCGACGTTTCGTTACTGTGAACGGTCGCCGCAAAGTCGAGTGCTTCGGCCTGCGCGCTGATGCCGGCCGGAATGTAGATCGCCTCGCGCTGCACCGCGAGATTCGCGTAGAACTTCTCGCGCTCCCATGCTAGATCGAGTGCGTGCTTGTCGCGTTCGCGCTGATCGAGCAACTGCTGCTTCTGCATCTCCAGCGCCGCCTCGTTTTGCGATCGGTGATCGTCGAGCTGCGCCTTCATCTGCAACTCTTGCTGATCCGATTGCGCTTGCGCCTGGATCTTGAGCAGATCCGGATTCGGCTGCGGCGGCTTCGGCGGCTGCTTGCTCGGATCTGTGAAGAACAGTTCCGAGTTCTTGAAGCCGAGCGCCTGAGCCATCTTCGTTGCTGCGTTGTAAATATTCTCAGGCGTCGCGATGCCGATTTGCAGACCTTGCGCCTGCACGTTGCCGAGCGCCATCAGGTGTTGGACGATCAGCGTCTTGTCGCCAGTGCCAAGCCCGACGTTCACGACCGCATCGTATTGATTGCGCCACGCACGCGGATCAACATCGACCCACGATCCACGCAGCTTGATCGTCATTGCCTTGTCCTGATACTGCGCTAGCAGCTTCTGGATCATGCGGAACAGGTCTTTCATCCCCGTTTCCGCCATGCCGCGGGCGATCAGCTTGATACGCATATCGGCGCGGTTGGTGATGTTCTCCAGACCGCCCTTGGTCTTGTTCAGCGTGTCAGCATCCGAACCCTGCGTGTACTTCGTGATGCCGGTTCGGTCCTGCTTCGCGGCGTCGGCGTATTCGAGCGCTTGATATGCGCCCGCAGAGTCCGCTAGACCCTGTTGCAACGGCCCAACCATGCCCGGCGCCTTGACGCGCACGACCTGACCAGGCCGCGTCGTCAGCAGATCGTCTAGATTGACCTGACCATCAACGGCGAACGTGCGGCCGTTGATCTGCATGTACATGTTGTCGAGAATCGCGCGCCAGATCGACGTCTTGATCTTCTGCGTGTCCATCGCCAAGTCAGCGAGAGACAGACCGAAGAAGCGATGCGGCCGGCGAATCGGCGTGATGCTGACGAACGGAGGCCCGTCGCATTCCTCGTTGGCGAGCGTGACGCCACCGCCGCGGACAACCTTGCGCCATTCCGCGATGCCGTCGCCGTCGTAGTCAACCTGTAGATACGCTTCCGTAATCCACACGACGCGCTGGCTCGGATCGCTGCTGATCTGACCGCCATCGCCCGCATACGCGAAATCGTCATCGTATGCTTCGCGCTCGATGCGCTCGCCGTTCAGATCGCCGTTCGAATCGCTGTTGATTTCGTCGACGTTCTCGTATCCCGCAGCACGCAGCTCCGAAAGCGTCTTCGGCATGTGATGGCCACAGAACGGCGCATCAGCGATCGACTTCGCCCGGCGAGAAATAATGAATTCTTCAGGCGGAACGTTCTCGACGCACACCTTGCCTACTTTCTTTGTGCGTTTGAGCGTTACATCGTGCAGCACTGCAACCGTCGACGGATCAGGCTGCTGCGGAGGCGGCGCATTGAACGGTTGACCGTGCATCTGCGCTTGCGCCGCGGCTTGCTGGTACTGCTGCATCTGCGCTTCGTACTGCGCAAGCATCGCCTGCACTTGCTGCGGATCAGGATACGCGCTGTGCTCGATCGGCTCTACTTCCGGATCTTGCAGAAGCTGTGTCATCTGCGCGTCAGTCAGGCCCGAGTACTCCTCGCGAACTTCTTCCGTCGAGTCATCCCACCAGACTTTCAGAATGCCGTTCTTCTGCGTCAGCGCGTCACGAATCCATGTCTCAAGCACCTGCCAGCCGGGATTCTGCTGATAGAAGACGTAATTCACGACGTCCGTCGTCTGCCGTGCCGCTTCCTCGTCGTTCGGATTGCGCCCGGTGAACTCCACGACGTCATCACCGGCCGTGAAGATTTCCATGAGCGCGGGAAGCGTCCATTCGATCGTATCGGCTACGTCGGTAGACACGACAGCCGAGCGGCCCTCGATCGCAGGCGGAGCGAGATCGCCCTTTGCCTCGCCGAGATAGTAATACTCAGCCTTGCGTCGCATCTCAGACAGCGTACCGCCCATGTAGGCGATCGACTGGCGAATCTCGGTGTCAACGATGACGCCGAGTTCGTTGTCATCGATCTTTTTCGGTTTGTCTGTCATTTAGGCGTAGTTCATGTTTGGATAATTGAGTGGCGCATACTCGCGCGGCTCTTCCCAGGCGACCATTGCAAGCCCGAACGCATCGGAACCGTGGCTTGACCAATCGTGATTAGGCCCAAGCCCGATGCCGCGCTCTTGATCGCGCTTCTCGTGATACCAGCCAAGCGCGGCGCGTCCCGGCTCTGTCGTTTCCTCGTTGAATCGCACCTGAGGGAACAACACACGAGCGCGCTCGATACGCGCCATAGCAGCGCCTTTGCCCTGATTCGGGATCACGGCGACGGTGTAGCCAGCCTTGCGCAGCGCAGAGGCATACGAGACGTCGTAGACCTTCTCTTGCGTGTCGCCATCGTGCGGCAGCGTGAACTGCGCTCGATCGGGTGTGTAACCCTGCGTGCGGCACCAAGCCAAGTGCGCGTCGAGCGGCTGCCCCACAGCCTCGTAATAGTTGACGACGCGTATTTCCCGCCCGATGAACTGCATCGCCCATATAGCGAACGCGTCAGCCTTCGCTCCCGTTCCGCCAATGTCGCAGAACAGGCGAATCGTCATCAGCGGATCAGCCGGGAAGAAGCCGATGCGGCCGTCATCCTTGGCTTTCGCAAGATGCTTGGCGAAATACGCGCCTTCGAGAGTCGTCACGTAATCGCCGTCCCATATGTGCGCGTATTGCTCAGGGCGATTCTCTAGATCATCCTGACGATCGCGTTCGAGCTTCCGCGGAAACTTCGGGTTATCCCGCCAATTGATCTGAACGCCCTTGATGCGCGGGTTCTTGCTATTGCGGAATCGACGCTCAACCGGCGCATTCTTGCGCTTCGGATTCCACGTCACCCACAGTTCAGCGTTCCAGTCCTCGCCTTCCTCGCGCAACGTCGGGATCAGCGTCGACCAGGCTTCGTCAGTGACAGGCTCCGCTTCGTCGACCCAACACAGCAGAATGCGGCCCTTCGACTTGATCGACGCGATGTTGCGGTCAAGACCCGCGAAGGCGAACCAGATCCGGCCGTCCTTGCTCTTGATGTACTTCTCGCCAATGTCGTAATACGCCCTGAGGAACGGTTCATCCTCAATCGCGCGCTTGCACTCCTCAAGCGACGAGTCTTCCAGCGAGTTCATGAACTGGCGAGCGCACAGCAGCATCCCTGAGATACCCTGCTTGCCGTACATATAGCCACGCACCGCGGCGAGCTTTGCGAAACTGCGCGTCTTGCCTGACCCTCGCCCGCCGTGCGCGTATCGCACGTCTGCCGGACCATCGAACACAGGGATCAGTTTCTTCGGCAGCTTAATCTTGGCTGTCGTCATCAAGCGCCACCAGTTCTACGCGCGTGATGGTTTCCAGCGGCCCACCATCAGCGCCGGTAAGTTCAACGGCCTGCATCGACTTTCCGTAGCCTCTGTCGAGCAGTTCTTTCGCGGCAGCAATGCGCGCCGAATGGTTCTCGCTCGTCGCCAGGATCGTTGCAAGTTCACGAATTGCATCCGGCCCGTATTCCTGCGCAAGCGCCCGCACATCGGCCGTTGCCTTGTTTGGCGTTCCCTTTTGACGGCCGCCCGTCTTAGCACCCTTAGCCATCGTCTATTCCGGTCTATCTGGGTCTACTTTTGACGCGCCGTTGACGATGTAGAGTTCAATCTCATCCGCTACGGCGATTAGGTTCAGCGCCTCCTGCGCAACAAGGCGTGAACCTTCCCCCGCCAAAATCCGCACAAACTCAAGCGCCTTCTCGACGGCGTACATTCGAGTGCTGTATTTGTCCATCCATTCGCCGCATCCTTACGGGTAACGGCCCTCTGTGATTATTAGGTGCGCGCTCACC